ATTACAAATCATTTCAAAAAGAGTTTCGACTCCTTCTGCACCATCTGTTTTCACTCCCTGCATACCTGACATAGTAGTAATACTAGGATAGGCCATCAAAAGACCGATATCATCAGTCAGTTGTATTCTAGGATCATGATCATCTGACATTTGAACTTGTATTGTCGATAGGTCAACTTCGATCTTTACTTCAGTCTTCTTATCGTCTGGACAAGTTACGTTCAACTCAACAACCTCACCTACAGACTTTGCTCGAATCTGTAGAAAAAGATACTCCATATCAAATAAGGGCATCTTATCTAAATTTAACTCACCGAAACAACAATTTTCGATAAGTTTTCTGATTGCATCCATCATGGCTTTATCACTACCAGTTTGTTGTGCAATCAATAATAGTTTTTCTTCCTGTACTAGAAAGGGTCTAAATTTTATTTCCTCATCAGTTGAGGGTACATTTAATGTATATTCAGGTGTATTAACCTTTGGTAATCCCATAATATTCTCAATGTTATAATGTTAATCATCCTACTAAATTGCTGAAGTTGGATGCGGCACTTGTGTTAAAGCCTTGATTTACTGCACCAGATAATGGCCCTGAAAGTTCTGGTGGTAAATCTTCAATGAAAGGAAACCCATCCTTCTCATTTCTAAATTCTCCAATTGCAAGGTTGATAGCTCCTCTGTCTTTGATTCCAAGATTTCCCAACTTGAATGGATTCCATTTCATGTAAGACCATGTTACATCAAATGTTGCAATTTGATCAGTTGCATCATGTGATAGATCAATTGCACTTACTATTGAAGGAAAACACTGAAAGACCTTTACTCCGTAATTTTCTATGAATCTTACTTTAGGTATTGCGTGTTTTGCCTGAAGATCTGTAGATCTCCCTTCCATACCTGTCAATTCATCTAGTTTTGCAGTTGCGCCTTTGATAGTATTACTAATCTTATCAGCCATACTTTCATCATTACCAAATTCAGAAGTTTTTAGTTTACCAGATGTGGCTGCAATAGTTGCTCGTGTAAATACATCAAACTCTGATGTATACTCATTGTAGTAATTCATATTACCAGTGATGTCATTGTATATGAGTTTTTGCCATGCATCAAAGAATCTTTTGATAGTCATAGTCGCATCACAATAAAATGTGGTAGTAATTGTTCCATATTGTACACCAGTTGGAAACGGAAAAGCTGGAGAACTAGAATGTTGATATAAATTTGTTGTAATTTGTTTTTCGGGTATTGTTACTTTACTACAGTACAAATCTAATTTAGATTCTGTTCTATTGCCAGACGCTATTCCAAAGGGTCTATATGTAGTTTGAGCAGTTGTTCTTGCTTCAAGAAACATTTCCTTTATTCCTACTTTTTCAGATCTATTTAAAATATGAGTTCTATGATCTAGACCACCATCTTGTACTCTTGATGAATTACTGCCCCTGTAACCCTCAGACATAAATGGGTCACCCGCTGTAAAAGTTCTTTGATCTACCCCTTGTGGACATTTAAAACTAACCTTGAAGTTAGCAGGCATCTGAAATCCTTCGCCCTTACCAATAATAGAACGAATAACATCAATCTCTCCATGAGCTGCTTTTACTGTTGTGTCTTTTTTCTCAAGAACTCCAATTTGTCTCAGTATCCCTTGGGCTCTTTGTTTTGATAATCCAGTACGAACATCAAATTTTCCTACTTTAACTCCACCTCTAAATATTGCCATTTTTACCTCTAGTACATTTGTTTACTGTCACTCCAAACCTTCCTTGTAGATGCTTTTTGGAAACTCTGTAATGGAAGTGCGGCCGCATAACTCCAATCTTCTCCTGTTATACCATAGAAACCTTTTCCTCTAACCTGAGTATAAAGATATCTTTTGATACATGGTATTGCTGGTTTAAAATTTGTTAATATATTATACGATAATTTCATAGTAAAACGTGCATCTATCTTTCCCCTACCTTGGGCTTTGATAAGTCTTATCAATAAATCTGCACGAGCGTTTGGTGGTAGATAATGTAGATTGATACCATAAAATCCACCTTTTGCAAGATCAAAAGGTAATATCAAAGGAAACATATCCCAATAAGGAAGTTTCTCTTTCCATTTTGCATCATACTGAAACAGATACATTCTACCAATGCTGATAGAACTGGTTATACCAGTATTTCTATCATCCATTATTTCTCTTCTACCTGTCCTACCAGGCACAACAGCACGTTGAGCTTTTCTTGCGATGCTTTTAAACCAATCCATCGCCTTTCTACCTTTCGACTTCATTGACGAAAGAAAATTTGTTGCTATCTCATCTGCCATAGTTTAAATATTTAGGTGTCTTCAGGTGGTCTTCCGTTAATATCAGAAACTTCCAACCATTACGTTGACATACTCTATTTGCGGCTTCCCATTTTGCTTGATTTCTACCCCACTCATGAGTTTCATAGATGAATCTCTTTGTTTTTCTTTTGGGAACTTTGGGGGGCCTGGTTTGTTTCTTGGGTTTTATCTCAATCAGAAACTTATCCCCCTTTGATGTCTTGATGAAGAAATCTGGAAAATACCGATGTCTTTTACCATCAATTGGGCTTATGTAAGGCACTACGATTTCCTCAGAACCCCACTCTACGATTTCTGAGTTATCGTCACAATACTTCATAAATGTTCTCTCCCAGAGAGAACGATAGATCACGTTGTTTACATCGCCTCGATACTTCTTACGATTTGTCGGGCGATACTTTCCTTTGTATGACATAAATACTTCTATCTATAGGAATACTTATGCAAAACTTTGTAGCACAAAAAATGAGAAATTTCGGTCTGGCTCCGAAAAATAAAGAGGCCGTAAGAACACAAACCCCATCAAGGCCGGGATTTGTTGGTAATGCACCACTTGCCCACATGGAAATTGATGGGAGATGGAGTTATTCTACTCTCCAATATCCACTTGATATTCAGTCCAGATCCGATTTGGGACATTACATGATGTTCTATGTTAATGTTCCAGTAGAATCAAGATATACAGAAGCAGTTACAGATAAAGGAGATTATAATGTTGGTGCCAAAAATCAAGGAGATATATTTGAATCGGATAAAGGGAAAAAAACCCAAGCGAGGAGTCCAGCTCAAGCACAATTAAAGTCAGGAGTTTTTGAGTCAGAAAAATCTGGAACAGGTAGTTATAATATGAAGGGAAAATCATGGAAACCTGGCCAATCAGATAAAGTTATATCAAGAAAGACTTCTCAAGGAACTGCAAATGATTTGTTCAGGGAAAAAAGACTTACGAGAACTAATGATGCAATAGTTCTGTATATGCCTCCACAAATAGTTGCACAAACAATGTCTTCATATAAAGAATCTGAAATTGGTTCCATGTTAGGTATGGGATTGAAAGCATTTGAAGAAAGTAGATCTGCACAATTACAGGGTGGAGTGGAAGCAGGAGGAATTACTGCTTTTCAAAATACTATGAAAATTGGAGCTGAAAAAGCAAGACAACTTGCGAAAACGGCATTTGCTCAATCTGGAAATGATGTTATTGGAGCCAAACAAAAAATGAATAACCTTGCAACTAATAATTTCATGGAGGTTATGTTTAGTGGGTTGGGATTTCGTAAATTTTCATACACTTGGAAATTGTCTCCAAAAACCCCAGAAGAATCAGACGAGATTGATAAAATTATAAGAACATTTAGATTTCACATGCTACCAGAGAAAAAAGGAAACTTGGGTAGATTTTACACACTACCGGCTGAGTTTGATATTTTCTATATGTTTAGGGGTGAAGAGAATACATGGTTTAATAAAATATCAACTTGTGTTCTCACTAATGCAGATGTTAATTTTACACCAAATGGTTATCAAACATTCAGACCACATGAGGGAAGAAATGGTGCCCCACCAACTGAGATTGATCTAAAACTTGACTTCATGGAAACCAAACTCATCACAAAAGAAGATGTCTTAGAAGGGTATTAATGTCTTACTTTGAAAATTTTTCTACTCTTTTATATGATCCTGTAGGAAATGGTAATCCTAGATTGGTCACTGATATTTTTTCTAGGATTAGACTTCGTTCTGCTGTAAAGAAAGAGGTTGTTATGTTAGATCCTTATGATGTAAAAGAAGGTGAGACTCCTGAGATTGTTGCAGACAAACATCATGGAAGTCCATTCTATCATTGGATCGTCATGATGACAAATGGATTATCTGATGTCAACCATGACTGGCCAAAAACTACCAGACAGATGCAATTGTATCTTAAAGATAAGTATGGTTCAGATATTTACAGCCCTCACCATTATACAGTCTTTCAATCTTCTGGTGATACTACCAAGACACTAGAATGCAACTCAACTCAAGCGGGGGCAGTAACAGTAACAAATTATGATTATGAAATTGAACTTAATGAGGAAAAGAGAAAAATAAATTTATTAAGGAACGATTACCTTGATATGTTCGTAGATGAATTTAAAAGTTTATTATAATGCCAGAAAGAGATAATATACAGGGCGTAGGAGATTATGATCTTGGTCAAGTAGCGATTCTAGGTTCTTCTGGAAATATTGTAAATATCACAGAACAGATTTTAGAATTGAATATTTTCCAGAGCATAGACTCTCCGTTTATGTCTGGAAACATAATGATAAATGATGCTGTTGGTCTGGCTTCTATACTACCAATACTTGGTCAAGAAAGACTCCTTTTTACTTTCAAAACTCCTAGTGGATTTCCTATAAATTTTGACAACTATCAGGCAGTAATCTATAATGTCGATAAGAGGTTTCAGGGTGCAAACAGAGCTCAAATATTCCTACTCAGTTTTACAACTCTAGAAAATTATAGAAATACAAGAACCAAAGTATCAAAGTCATTTAAAGGTACTTCGGGTGAAATTGTTCAAGAAATACTAACAGATCCAAATTATCTTGGTACTAAAAAATCATTATATGTTGATGACACTATTAATGTAAGAACTTACGTTGCTCCAAATATCAGACCATATCAAGTAATTGATAATCTAAGAGATGAATCACTTACAACTCAAAGTGAACCTCATTTTTTATTCTACGAAAACCCCAGAGGTATTCATTTCAGATCATTAGATAGTCTAATCGGTCAGGGGGGTGAACTTTGTATGCCTCATGTCTTTACCTACAAATATCAACCCTCAGATGACGCTAAAGATATTAAAGACTCACTATC